ATGACGGATCATGGCCCTTCTCTCAGCAAGCCAATGGTCTCAGGTTGTGGTGCTTGAATGGATGCACGACACCAGATGCCATTGCTAAGTCACGCTTCAAGCACACAGCGTCAGTCAACGTGGATGGCAGCGCCGCCAAGATCATAGGTGGCGCTGAACATTTCATGGGTCGCAGCAAAGAGTGGCAGTCATGGATGCAGACACGATTGAACAACGATCAGGTCGAGCAGTTCTTTCGGTCAACCATATGCAAGGTAGTTACTAAACAAAAACAAATGGTTAAGACTAACGAGAAACAACTAGAGAATCTTATCTCGGGTTGGGATCGTGAGAAAGCAAGTCTCGGTTGGAACAAGTGGGCATTGTATAACTGCCTGACCCACTGGGCCACGCACACCAATGACCTCAGATCACCAGAGGTAGCGCGATACAATCGCGAGATCCTAATTAGCAATGCAATGAATCACAAACTGTTTACCTCAATGGTGGGCGAGAACGTAATCTAAGGAGAACACAATGCGTATGTCACGACAGCACTACGAATTTCTAGCTGATAAACTTGGGCCACTTGTACCGTGGCCCACCCATCTTCATAGCATTGCCGATGAACTCGAGGCAACGAACCCAAAGTTTGACAGAGATAAGTTTATCAAACGTGGAACCGCAGCATGGGAGGCTAACTATGTAGCTCCCGTTATTGATGATGAGATACCGTACCAATGAATGTATTCAAGCACTCAGTATCATGCCCCGTATGCACTGGTGATGGCTTCATTGAGGTAGAATATATGCCCGGACGTACATCATACAACGATGCGCCCGAGCCTTACTGTGAGGCAGAGACATGTGAGAACTGCGGTGGCGATGGAGAAATAGAAGTCGAAGATGTTGACTTCGACGAATAGATTGCTGCACTAATGCAGCATGAAATCGTATCTTCAAATAATAAAAGAGCAAGCAGCGGAGGCAAACGTCCCGCTGCTCAAGGCTTTCAGTCGAGCAAACATACCGACATCAACTTACTATAGGACTATCAATGAAGAGACCGAGGTACGGTACAACACTGCACTGAGGGTAAGCTATGCCATTGAACAAGTTCGAGAGATACAACAAGCCCGTAAAGATACCAAGAGATTACGAGCCGATGGTAAGCATGTTGATAGGCGCGCGATTAAAGCGAAAGTTAAGCCAAGAAAGATTGGCTAATAAAATAGGATGCACATCATCGCTTGTTCACAAATGGGAAACACACAAACGAATACCATCTGGCTTCATGTTAATCTGCTGGCTGGATGCACTAGGCTATGACATCGAAGTCACTGAAAGGTAAGGCTTGCATCTGCGTAGCATGCAAGATTGCCACGCACTTCTATGTTGCAGTTCTTAAAACAAACAGCGGACGATCCATGGAAAAACATTGGTTCGTTTGCATGAGTTGTTATGTCAACGACAAGTGGCAAGAGCCAACGTCCAAGACAAAACCAAACAAGAAAAGAATTAAAAAACCTAGCGTCAAGCTACAGGCTGGCGCGTGGGAAGACAGCATCCAAGCAAACGTAAAGCCATCAACCGATTGGTAAGGAGAATGACATGCTCATCTACGGAATAGATCCCGGATACACAGGAGCAGTCAGCCTATACTGGACAGAGACAGGCAAGCTCGAGTGCTATGACATGCCAACGATGAAGAACCCTAAGGGTAAAACTTTAATTAACTTACATGAGTTACTAAGGATACTCAGCAATGAGGCAGACGAATCATGCCTCGCTGTTGTTGAGCGTGTCTCGGCCATGCCGGGGCAGGGTGTCAGTAGTACCTTCCGCTTTGGACAGGGCTACGGACAACTGGAAATGGGCATTGCAGCATGCAAGTTGCCCATTCAATACGTCAGTCCCGCCGTGTGGAAGAAACACTTCGGCTTAAACAGGGACAAAGGCGTGAGCCGTGGGCTAGTGACGCAACGTCTTCCACAATACGCCCACTTATTTGCTAGAGTAAAAGATGATGGTCGAGCAGAAGCCACACTGATTGCTCTCTATGCAGCAGAAAAACTTATCTAAGGAGAACACAATGACAGTTACACAAACCAATGAGATCAAAGCGTACCTCAAGAACGGGTATCGAATCACAGCAATCGACGCCCTCCAAAAGTTTGGATGCTTTCGATTGGCAGCACGAATCAAAGACCTCAAGGATGAGGGCATGGAGATCGACAAGGTAATGGTTGAGACAGTTAGCGGCGCCCGTGTCGCTCAGTATTACAGCCCATCAAAGGTAAGAACATGAAATACAAAACGACCAAGCTCAGTGACGCAGCCCGTCCATCTGTATGGGACGCGCATGTCTCCAAGGCAGCAAGCTCTCCGGTCATGGCCCGTGAGTACAAGAGATCTGGCTATGTGCTAGACAGTGATAAGGTTATGGCAGAACGTATCCGCAATGGCGAAGCTATCGGTGAAGGATACCTCAAGGGCGAAACCAAGAAGCGCCTCAAGAAATTCCAGCATCTATCGGAAGAACAGTTCGAGAAGTACGGCAAGTACGAATGACGTAACGTCACTTGGTATTGCCCAAGCTGCACATAAGCAGTAAGCTAATACCTAATAACAAAGGAGAACAACATGGAACGTAAGGGTTTCATAGGTGGTTCCGACTGCGTAAAGATAATGCAGGGGAACTGGCTAGAATTATGGCAGGTCAAGACAGGTCGCATCGAACCTGAGGATCTGTCTCGTAACATAGCTGTGCAGATGGGCATACAGACTGAAGAGTTTAATCTGCTCTGGTTTGCAGAAGAGTATGGCTGCACACTGACAGGGTTTCAGAAATCTTTTGAAGAGATGATTGAATCAGTCCCGGTCAAAGGTACTGTCGATGCTATGGTCAATGGCTCTATCGTAGAAGCCAAGCACACCAACTCATACAATACTTTGGATAAAGTAATTGAGTATTACATGCCACAAATACAACTGTATATACACCTAGCTAAAGGCGAAGGCGCTCATGTCTCTGTTATCTTTGGCAATAACAAATGGGAGTCAGCCTATGTCAGTGAAAGCAAAGAGTATTTCAATTCTATGTGGGCAGTGGTGTCGGACTTCTGGGGTTACGTACTTCGCAATGAAGAGCCAGTTGGTAATGACCAGCCGATACAACTTAGCATTGACAAGGTGTCGGTGGACAACATGGTCAAGCGAGATGCCAGCCAAGACAACCAGTTCAATGACGCAGCCTACACTTACGTTACTCTAGAGGCAGACGCCAAAGCATTTGAGTCAGCCAAAAAACAAATCAAAGATATGGTTGGCGACAATGAACGTGAGGTTTACTGCGATCACCTCACAGCTAAACGTGACAAGCGCGGAGCCATCCGCATAACAAGGAGAAAGTAAATGGACATCTGTACTATACACCTACTTGAAGACGAAGGAACTTTAATCTGCGTACTCAATCACAAGAACATTGAGCTTCTTGAAAGAAATTCTGCTTTAGGTTTAGGCGAGGGCATAAAGACTTTGATTAAAGCGCAAGACTTTGAGAGAGAGCTTGAGGCTTTAGCCTACCCCAAACTCGGGATTGAGAACTTAAAGATTAGTTTAGATTACAAGGTGAGGATGAAAGATGAGTGACACAGCAATCAAGGCGCTGCTCAAAGCGCAGCAAGCAATGGAGTCTGTAAAGAAAGACAGCCTCAACCCACACTTCAAGAACCGTTATGCCTCACTCGAGGCAGTGATTGACGCTACGTCAAAGGTGTTCCAAGAGAACGGGTTCGTTGTTATGCAGCCCTGTGGTCGTGACGAGCTTGGCATGTATGTCGAGACAAAGATACTTCACACCTCAGGAGAGGCGTTCTCAAGCAGGGTTTACCTTGTCTTGAGTAAGCAGGACATGCAGGGCTTAGGCAGCGCTATAACCTACGCTAGGCGCTACGGCTTGCTAGGCATGGCTTGCCTTGCACCAGAAGATGATGACGGGAACATGGCAGCTAAACAATCCAGCGATGTTCAAGTGACCAAAGGTCTTTCATCAGAAGATACACCCGTAAAGGCTGGGTGGTAAACCGAGGGGGTTAATTCCCCAATTAATATAAGGAGCCAGAAGCATGGCAGATACATACGACGACACTAACCGGGGCGCAGCGTTCACGCCGTTCCCTACACAGCAAATGATTTTGCAGGGTAAGCTCAACGTCGAGGGCAACGACAAGAAAGTTATGCTGGTCAAAGACCAGACCCGTGATGGCAAGCCTATCATTGAGATGTACGAAAAGATTGGCGTGTTCTTCGACAACGATAAGAAGGGCAATGAATCAGCGCCCGACTATAGCGGTCCGCTTGGTGACACAAAACGTCTTGCCGGATGGAAAAAGATGAAGGATGGTAAACCTTATATGTCATTCCAAGTAAGCGACAAGACGTCAGGCGGTGCAGCAGCACCAGCAACTGACCCCTTGCAAGGTGATGACATACCGTTCTAGAAAGGAGGTGTTCTCCTGTAACTGGGCAGCCTTCGGGCTGTCCCTTTTTTTATCTAACAAGAGGCGCACATGCAGAAAGCAAGATTAAGTTTAAGCAAGTGTATTAACGCAGCAGAGATGGGGCTGACCATACGAGAAACATCTACCCTGCTTGATATACCATACAGACAACTACTAGCCCTAAGCAGAAAATATGAAATTAAGTTTGTATGCGGAAAGAGAAAAGCAAATGAGCAACGAAGGAAGAATAGCCTTGGACAGAGCCAAGCGTCTGCTGAAAACCATGGTGTTGTTAGCGGACAGCAAGCAACGATACAACCTAAAGCAAGAACTCGAAGAGATAAAAGCACTAATCGAAATAGCGCAGAAGTAATCAACGAGATCTACAACAGCGATCTACCAAGAGCAGAGAAGTATGAACGTCTCTATGCAGAAACGTGGCGCAGCTTTGAACAGAAGCTAATTGATTTAAAGATGAGGCCACCATTTCCTGAGAAGAAAAAATACACACCAGAAAACGCAGCCAATGCTGCAATTAGAAAGCAACGAGAAAGATCTGTGGCTAGACGCCAGATGATAATGGCTTGCTTTAATAAGAAGCACACTAGGGTAGCTGAAGATATCAACAGAGAAACTAAGATGGGTCTCCGTATAACTAGTCAGATGCTAGACCTCATGTACCGGGACGGAGTGCTTGCTAGAGAACGAGTGCAAGTAGGCCGAAACAAACGGAACAGTGTGTATCATTATAGTAAGAAGTAATCGTGTGGGTGGCCGTTGATAATTTAAAGTTGGCGCTTTGCGGTAGCAACGTCATCCTAGGCTAAACAACCACCTTACCCCGTGGTAAGTCGATTTTACTTTACGATGATAGCCACCCACTAAAACTTTATACTACTAACTCAAAGTGAGGTCCATCAATAAATGGTCTGCGACCCTGAGATCTACGCAAATCAATGTAACTATTCATTGCATGTTCCATGTCACCCTCTAGGTACTGAGCAATATTCGAT